ACGTAAAAAGCAAAGCACCTCCTGCTTCTGCTATAGCACCTAGTATTATGTCTTACTCTCAAGACCTCTGTACTGTAGGTCGTTCTGGTGCCTTTCAAGGGCAAGTATTTGGGTTCTCTACAGGAGCAACTGTAACTGACGAGAACTGTGAACGCTTAAAACTTTCTAAGTATCTGTACGATACCGGTATGAAAGTCGCTTCAGTATCTATACTTTGTCAAGACCCTAGAGTATTTAAAGCTATGGAAATGGCTGGTACTCCTTGCCCTTATCAAGGTCAGATAGGTAAAGAAGCCACTAAAGCTTGGGCAGAAAACAAATCTAAAAGACCTGATGCTAAAGAACAAGAAAAACTTTTTATACAGCAATGCACACACGACAGAAATCCCAACAGAGACAAGATTAACAAAGATGTTGTGGGTTTAGTTAAAAAAACTTACACAAGAAAAACTAAAACTAAAGGGCAATGCAAAAAAGAATTTTATGCTACGCAGTAGCGTGTCTCTTAAGCGTTAGTCTTTTTGGTCAAGTAACGACTACAGTTACATCTAATAACCAACTCTGGGATTTACGTTTAGATAACGCCACTGATATGTCAGCTAGTGATGATGGTACATCACAAAGCTTTAACTTTGGTTTTGATTTTAATTTCTTTGGTGAAACTTTTAACCAAGGTTACATGGCTAGTAATGGTTGTCTAATCTTAGGCTCATTATCAACAGCTAACACATGGGAAAAGAACTGTACGCAATACAATCCTAGCCCATCCCCCAACACCAACTATACAATGTATCCTTTTTGGACTGACCTTATTATGGGCAGTAACTCTTCTATGTTAGCCAAAAGTTTTGATGATAAAGTTATTTTTGGTTGGTATGAAATGTGGGAATACTATAGAGATTCTAAAAATACTTTTGAGCTTTGGTTATATCCTGATAATACTTATGAAGCTATTTATGGGCAGTTAGACATCAAAGACCATGATGTTTTTATAGGAGTGCAAGGTAACGAGACTGAGTTTGAAACTTATTATTTCCATGATGAATGTAACACAGGAGTTTTCAACTCAACCACTTGTGTTAATCAAGACTGGAACGATATAAAAGAAAATCAAACTTTAGAAAATGGTGGTTCTATTTTTGTAGGAGAACAAGTAGACTGTAGTAATCCACTTAACGATGTAAGCTGTACAGGTTATTGGGAAGCTTACGATGACCTACAGTGTTCTCTTGACCCACAGTATGGACCCTTCTGTCCCGGATATAGCCAAGAAATTGATGTTGGTTATTATCAAGAAGAAGAATACTTTGACTACGGATATCAAGAAGAACAAGTTGATTATGGTTATCAAGAAGAGTATGACACGTATGACACTTATCAAGAGCCAGAAGTCTTTGAAGAGCAGACGTTTGAACCTGAGTATGATACTTTTGAAGAGCCTGAATTTGTTTTTCAAGAACAAACAACCTTTGAACCTGTACAAGAATATGAACAATTTGTAGAACCTTTTGAAGTTATGCACGAAGAAGAAGTATTTATGCCGACAGAAGATTTAATGGTTGAAGAGTTTGTGTTTCAAGAAACATTTATTGAAGAAAGGGAGGAGTGGTTTGAGGAAGAGACAGGGATGGAAGAAGAACTTGCGTATACAGAAGAGCCGGAAGAAGAACTTATTGAGGAGGTCTTCGAGGAAGAAGTTGTAGAAGAAGTCTTTGAAGATATAGAGGAGATGCGTGAAGAGATGGAAGAAGAACGCCTTGCTGAAGTTGAAGAGGAAAGAGTCGAAGAATTACAAGAAGAAGAAATTGTAGTTTCAGTGGGAGGTAAGAGTTCAATAAGTAGAGAAATGGCACTGAACGTTGTCTCGTCTACTCTAAGCACAGCTCAAGCTAGTGTAAGTGGAACTACATCAGGTAATTCTATCCATGCCACAAGTGGAACGACAGGAGCTTCTAGCGTATCATCGTCTAGTTCTGGTGGTGGTGTAAGTACTAGTAACTCACCTAGTATATCAGAACAATTTGCATCTTCTACTGCACAAAACAATCAAGTATTAGACATGAGTGCAAGTGTTACAAGCTCTACAAGTGTTGAAGTTGAGACAGTTGAGACAACGAGTGTCGCAGTCAATACAACACCTACTCAAACTTTACAAAGTCAAATAGATGTATCAGTCTCGACAGATTCATCAGCCACCGAAGCTGAACAAACTGTAGCCAATGTCATAGCCCAAAACTTACAAGCTGCTCAAGATGATGTTGAAGCTAAACAAGAAGAGACAGGTGAGTATGGGTCAGAAAATACTATCATAGCTTACATGGGATTTGTTCCTAACTTTAATAACTATAGGTTAGTTACATTACCCGACCAAGAAACCTGGTATGAGTCTACAGATATCTATGCCAACAATATGTTGTCAGATAATATCGAAGGCTTTTATCAAATGGCAGGTCAGAGTTTAGAAACTTTGATTGAAATGAGAGAACTACAACCAAAATTATAGGAGAAGATTATGGATTGGTTACAAAATAAAACAACACAGTTTATTGCATTGGCTGGTATCATAGGAACACTAGCAGGATTTGGATATACTGGGGCAACCTATGTCAATAGGATTGAGAACTTAGAAACTAAAGCTCAACAAGCTAAAGAAACTGAGCAAGGAGTTGATGAGGTTATCAATAGAATTGAAGCGTTAGAAACATCAGTAGAATATATTAATAAAACTATTGATGAAACTATCTTACTTAAGATTAATAACCTCGAATCTATCAGGTCTGATATGTCAGGTATGAAAGCTGATATCGAAAGTGTTAAGACTGATATAAAAATATTTAAAGAAGAGAATAAGAATCCTTTAGCAGGATAGTTATTTCAAAACATTTAACTCTCTTTGAAAGAAGTTATGTAAGTCAGAAAGTTTATACTTTCCGTTTCTTAATATAGATTTAATTACATCCCTCTCGTCTGGTGGAAATATTTCATCCACCATTTCGAGGGGTAACGTACTAAATTCAGTTACTATTTTATTATCTCGTGTCAACAAAACTTTAAAGCTTACTAAGTTTGCTTCATTTTTATTAACCATTATTACTCTCCAATTTTGAAAAAGTTATTTTATCTTGCCTACCTCTTAGTCCGGCCTTCATATAAGAAGTTGCCCGGCCCTCAAAAAAGTTCTGATGCTCTACCCCCATTACTTCGTCTAGCCATCCTAAAGGATTCTCACGTTGGTCATAGTTGGTCTTAAGACCTAACTGAAGTAGTCTTCTATCAGCAATGTATCTGTTGTAAGCATACATATCTTTCTTGGTAAGACCTTCAAGGTCTCCCATATCAAACACTAAGTCTAAGAATTTGTCTTCTAGTGTTACCATCTGTCTACATATTTCGTATAGTTCTCCTTTAAAATCATCTGTCCATATCTCCAGGTTCTCTTGAATAAACTCTCTAAACAATTTAGTCATAGCTTCAACGTGCATAGACTCATCACGTATAGAGTAAGTAACTATCTGTCCCATACCTTTCATACGTCCAAAGCGTGGGAAGTTTAACAAGATTGCAAAGCTACTAAACAACTGTAGTCCTTCTGTAAAAGCTGAATAGACTGCTAAAGTTTTTGCAATGCTTTTCTTGTCAGACTTGGTTGTCTTAATTTTATGAACATACTCATGTTTGTTAGCCATCTCTTCGTACTCGGCAAAAGCTTTGTACTCTATCTCAGGCATACCAACTGTATCAAGTAGTAAGCTGTATGCATGTTGATGAATTGATTCCATGTTAGCAAACGAACCCATCATCATTCTAGCTTCTGGTTTTCTAAAGATACGCATGTATCTGTCAACATAACCTGCACCTACATCTACATCTGATTGAGTAAACAATCTAAAGATTTGTGTAAGTAAGTTCTTTTCTTTGGGGTCTAACTCTTGCCAATCCTTTACGTCTGTATGTAGTGGTACTGACTCCGGCATCCAATGCATTTGATTCTGTAACACGTAGTAATCAAACATCCATGGGTTGTCAAAAGGTTTGTAATAATCTCTTGTGTCTAATAAACTCATCTGTTCTCCTTGTTAAATCTCTTAACTAAATATTTAAAATTTTCAATTACGTATCCTGCGTAATCTTTTGTTTTTGAGAATGGGTCTTTATGTTCATCACAATAATCTAACCACATTCTACTAGTAAAGCCAGAAAACTTCTGACTAAATACACTTGTAAACTCTTCTTGTCTCATATTAATCTTCCTTATAATTATTTAAATATGTAGTTGCTTTTTGTAAAACATCTACATTGTCTTTGAAGTATCCTAATCCTGCATTACATAAATGACACAACATACCACGAACCTTGTTTGTATTGTGGCAGTGGTCTACAAAAGGCTTAGTATTGTGAGTATCATATGAAAAATCTATTGAACATATTTTACACTGATTGTTTTGAGACTTTAATAAATTATCCCAATCTTCTAATGTTAGATTATATTTTCTTTTTAATCTATATATTTTATTAGTTTTTGCAACATGTTCTTTATTTTTTAAGTACCATTTTTTATTTTGAAGTTGTAATTTTTCTTTATTATTTTCTTTATAACATGCATTTTTTAATTTTATTTCTGGTTTATTATTGTATATTTTTGATTTAACTTTAATAGTTTCTTTGTTTTTTTCGTAGTATTTTTTTTGTTTTTGTTTTACTTTTTCTTTATTATCTTGATAATATTGTTGTGTGGTCATACTATCCCTCACATGCGATACATTCAGCATCGTCTAATTTAATACGTTGTACTTTAGTGTTTACGTTCTCTGCATTACGAGCAGCATTAGTTCTAAAGTAATATAAAGATTTAAGTTTGTTCATACCATACCAATGAACATCATTGACATACTGCATGTACTCATCGTGTACTTCTTGGGGCTCTGTAGCTGTAGGTATAGTAAAGAAAAGATTAACTGACTGTGCTTGACAAATAAACTCTTGTCGTTTAGCAGCATGTTCTATAATCCATATTTGGTCTATCTCATTAGCAGTTTTAAATATTTCTTTTTCATCGTCAGTAAGAATATCTAAGTGTTGAACTGAGCCTTCTTTACCTGCAATGTCTTTCCACAATGCAGTAAGCTCATCTTTCTTTAATCCTTTATCTTGTAATACTTCTTCTAAGTATTTGTTTTTAACTTGGAACGAACCACTGAGAGTTTTGTGCGTATAAACGTTAGCACGATATGGCTCAATCGAAGGAGATGTCCCACCACATATGATACTAGAAGAAGCATTAGGAGCAACAGCGAGTAGATGAGCATTACGCCTACCACTACCACTGATATCAGGTGACTCACCACGTTCATCAGCAAGTCGTTCAGTTGCTCTAAGCGAATGTCTTTTAATGTGTTTAAATGCTTTGTAATTAAAGCCCGTAGCGTATATACCCTCAAAAGGTAACCTGCGTGACTGGAGATACGAATGGAATCCCATCGCACCCAGACCGAGTGACCTTTCTCTGTAAGCAGAGTAGGCAGATTTAAGAAAGCCTTCTTTGCCCGGCTTAATATGTTTCTGAAACCTTTTAAAGTTTGCATTGTATTCTCCTAGGTTGTCTGTATCCACAGCGTTATCAATATAATGTTGAAGCACGTTGTCTAACATGGTTATTAAATCATCAATGAACATAGGATTCTCTGACCACTCGTCAAAGTATTCTAAGTTCACACTAGACAAACAACACACTGCTGTTCGTTCTTCGTTGGTGGCTAGGGTTATCTCAGAACATAAGTTGCTCTGTTTAATATTTAATCCTAAAGCTTTTTGTTCTTTGGGTAAAGCATCATTACATCTATCAATGTTAATCATGTAAGGCTCACCTGTCTCTGCTCTAGCATTAATAATCTGCCACCATAAATCTCTAGCATTTACAATCTTAGTAGGCTCATGAGTCTTAGGGTCAATTAATCTAAAGTCTGCATCTTCTTCAACAGCTTTCAAAAACTCATTGGTAATGTTAATACCATTGTGAAGATTAAGATTCTTACGATTGATATCACCACCAGATTCTTTACGCATGTTAATGAACTCTTCAATCTCCGGATGAGATATATCCATGTAAGCTGCATAGCTTCCACGTCTTGTAGTGCCTTGGTTAAAGGCTAACATCTGAGAATCTACGACATGCATAAAGGGGATTGAACCAGTAGACTTACTACCGTGAGTAGTAGAAATACCGTTACTTCTAATATCTCCCCAATATCCACCAATACCTCCACCCGAACTCGCCAACCATATATTCTCGTCATAATGAGCAGATAACCCATCACGACTATCAGGTACATAATTGAGGAAACAGCTAATAGGAAGCCCACGACTTGTTCCCCCGTTACTAAGTATAGGAGTGCTAAACATGAACCAACAATTGGAACTGTAGTGGTAAAGTCTTTGAGCCAATTCAAAATCTGTGTGACCTTTGTAGGTCGCCCCGAAGACGGATGCTCTTGCGAATGCTTCTTGTGCATGTGTTTCATTCTCCCATAAATATCTATCCTTGAGTGTGTCAAGACTAAACTTATCTAATAGTTTTTCATTACTATAATTAATTTTTATACCAAGATATTCCTTGATACCTACTTTATCTTCAATCATTTTTTGTTTCCTTATCGTGTATGTCTAACATAATTATACCATAGTGTAATATTTTTAATAAATCTTTTTTGTTTTTACCATCTTTATTTCCATAGCGTTTAGCATACTTCATAATGTTTCCAATACAAAAACCTTCACCATGTCCAGAGTCAATAATTATATCCGTTGCTTGATACTTATCAGAAGCATAGTGCTCATTATATGTACCATCAATGTATCCTTTAAGTTCTTGTATTGAATGTCCTTCATTAAATTTATAGCTCATCATTTCTCCAATCATTAGGTAAAGTATCTTCACTGTACCATCTAAAGTTATTTGTTTCAGCCCATTCAGCATGGGTACGTTTTGTTCCATCTTTCCTAATGGTAGCTCCAGGCATAGGAGAGAAAGGTTTTTGAAATAAAAAGACTAACTCCATATGTTCTGGTAAAGCTTTTCTAATCCAAACATATTTACTGTACTCAGCATGGTCCCAGAACCGGCCTTTAGCTTCTAGTAAAATAGTTTTATCTTGAAATGTTTTAACAAAGTCTACCTCATATTTTTTGTCAATAATATATTTGATAGCTTCAAAGTGGTGTGCCCAATCTTTTAAAATTGTTTGGTGTATATTGTATTCCCATGTACTATCATAGCCTTTAGGAACATTAACCTTTTTAGGTCTAGGTTTTCTTGGCACTCTCTTAGGCATTAGTGAACTACCCTATCTAGTTTGTCTTCAACATGTGCAGCTAACAAGGTTGATAAGTCTTGTAGTGTTTGGTTATCAAAACCATCTAGTGATTCACCTTCTTCTTTTAATACTTCACCCATAGCTATAATTGCTTTTTCTAAATCAGATTTCATTTGTTAAGTCCTCGACAGTTACGTCATTTAAGTTTTTAGTTTTAATTAATTTTTTAATTTTTTGAATAATCCATTTCAAAGAAAAAGATGATAACATAAATTTACCATTGGCAAAAATATGAGTTTCTTTTGGAACTAAATCATAAGCTTGTTGTAATGTAAGTTTGTTTGCTTCTTCTTCTGGGATTAAAGTTTTAACCCAATCAACTAATAAGACTAAAGATTTTTTTCTAATTGCTTTTGATTTTCTACCATTCATAGTATCTCCTGAACATTTGGAACTTTCTGTACATCAGTAAAGTAAACTGGCCCTTTAGCATATTCAAAAACTCTTAAGCCTTGACCATCATTTGATTCTTTATGACACTCATGTTTGTAAGGACACCAATTACATTCTCTTGCAAGTTTCATATTACCACTCTTACCTTCTGGAACAGGGTCATAACAAAAAATAGGTGGTGTTTTTCTTTTAATAATTTTCTTGACTGTTTTAATTTTATCTTTGATGTTAGGTTTATCTAACTCTTCTGGTTTAAATAAAGTTAACTCTCCGGATTCTTTATTTAAAACTAAGAACCCACCTTTAGATGTTTGTTCTGCTTCTTCATAACCCGCAAGTTGTGCTAAGTATCCAAAGGTATCTGACTCTACAAGCGTACCATCTTTAAACTTTTTAAAAGCAAAACCAGAAGCAGTCTTTACATCTACTACTTCACCATCTATCTTACAATCCATGTGACCTTTGATACCACTAACTGATACTTCTTTTTGTTGTGAGTCTAACTTATGCCCAGATAGTTTAACGAAAAATAAAACCAATACTTCTAATAGGTGTCCATATAAAAACTTAATCAAAGTACTAGGTTCAAACTCAGTGATTCCTTCTTTCTTTAAGTTCATGTCATACCACAACTGTCGTTGAGGTTTACCGATGTTAGACATACGAAGAGTATTAACATTAATTTTATCTGCACCTCGTGGTGTTGCCCATTGTTTTAAGGCATCAGCCATGTCTTCACCAAATACTTTTAAGTCTTTATCGGTTAGTTTTATATCCTGGCCTTTGGTTAAGGCTGAAATAGTAGAGTAAATATCTTCTACAACTGTATCAACTGTTTTCTTTTTTGCCATCTTCAAACTCCTTAAATGCTTTAATCACATCAGATGAGAAAAGCTTTTGTAAATTAACTAAGTACATTTGACTTGCGTTATGGTCTCCACCAGATACAGTTCTAAATGTATCAAGTTTATCAACAATAGTTCTAAGAACATCAGTCTTAAAAACAAGTGTACAATATTCATTGTCTCCAATACAAAGATTATGAAACCAATAATCTGATTCAGTTGCTTTGATACCAGAGGGTTTACCATAGCTTTGATATTCAATTGCTATGTTGCCCGTCTTCATCCACATGCCACGTTCAGATTTAACTTCTACCTTTTTATTGGTAAGCATTTCTGCTACTTTATCTTCTCTGATTGTACCATACTCTAAGTCTATATCAAACTTCTTTCTGTTTTCTTTAGTGGGTTTCACTCCAATTACCTCCTATCTTGTATTCACCATCCATAGGACAACGAAGCTTTAAATGTTCACCTGCCTTGATAAGACTATCAACAGCAAGTTGACCTGTAAATTCTGCTTGAGATTCTTTAACTTCTATCTGCCACTCATCATGAATGTTAGCAACAAACTTATAATCAATTGTGTTTAGTTTTAAAAGGTCTTCGAGTAAGACTAATCCTTGTTTCATAAGGATAGAGCCACCACCCTGAAGTAAAGTATTTAACGCTGCATGTTTGTGTCGTAAGAATATTTTTCTACCGTCTACCCCTTTGAGGAATCCTTTCCCTGCTGCTCTTTCAATCCTTCCTTTAAGAGATTTAAATGCAGGGTTACCACTAAGAAAGCGTTCTCGCAATCTCTTACCTTCTTCTCTGTTTCCTTCAACAACGCTTCCAATCTTTTCATCTCCGGCCCCGTAAATGAGGGCATAGATGAAAGTTTTTGCCTGGTCTCTTGATTCAAGTCCTGCAAGGTTTTGGTTAGTCGTGTGAATGTCTCCATTAATAATTTCATTTATATAATCCTCGTCAGCCATGTAGTGTGCTAACATTCTTAATTCTAATTGACTTGCATCTACACCTACAAGTTTATATCCACTTGGTACAGTCCAACAAGACCTACACTCTTTACCATAAGGACTGTAAACAGCAGGTACTTGAGCCATGTTAGGACTTCTATGTGCCATGCGACCAGTAATTGTACCTAATGTTATAACACTAGCATGTACTCTACTATCTTTTTTACCTGTCAGTTCAACAGCATCTATCCAAGACTCAACTTGAGCTGCTCTTTTCTGTAGTAATAAATACTCAGCAATTAAATTAGCTTCTGGAATATGAGTTATTAGTTTTAATGTACCCTCATCTACAATAGGTTGACCCGTTGGAGTAAAACGTTTTGGTTTCCACCCAAAGTCTTTTAGATAATCTCCAATCTGTTGACGTGAACCTAAGTTAAACTCTTTTAATTCTTTTCTCATAAAAGGAGTAAGGTCTTTTGTTTTAACTCGTTCTTCGTATTCTATATTAGATAGACCAGATTTAGAAAGCTCACCATCCTTTTTAAGTTTAGGTTGTACTTCTTTAACATCGACCCATTTAGGTTTGAATGTTCTATGTACCTCTTCTTCAACTTCTTTTCTTCTTTTGTTTAAAGAACTAAGTAAAAAGGTTGCTGACTTTTCATCAAAGTAAAAACCATTAACATGTTGGTCAGCAATTACTTTGGCAACAGCATGTTCAAGCTCAATGCATTGTTTAGAAAATCCAAGACTTTCTTTTCTTAGTGCTGCAAGAACTTTTTTATTTATAACAGTATCTACTTGACATCTCTTTAACATCTCCGGACTATACTGAGTCCAATCTGTATGCTCTACTTTTTGTACACCACCTAAACGATAACCCCATGCTTCAATACCATGACCTCCCTCTCTGGTGGGGTGGAAAAGTCTTGATAGGGTCAAGGTATCAAGAGCTTCTGTATGTTCATACAGGTCCACCCCTTTAAGTTTTTTAATAGCTGGTATATCAAAACCAATAATATTATGACCAATTATTTTATCAGCTTCAGCTAAAAATTTAATACCCTCATCAATTTGATGGGGTTCAAATGAATATACATTGTCATTCTCGTCTATAGCAACAATACAAAAGATAGTTGTAGCTGCCGGTCTTATAATTTCAATGTTCTTTTTAACTTCCTCATCCCAAACTTTTTCTTTGAAATCAAAAAGCAATCCATTTGTTTCTATATCAAAAACTAATTCCATAAATATTCCTAAAAAGGCATTAAGGTTTCTTCCTCATTGCTCATTAACTCTGCATCAGAGTATTCAGTTAAACGACCAGAGTCTTTATCATACACTAAAGATGTAGCCATTCCTACATCACCTGTATATCTTGACTTAAGTATACGAAGTTTTGTTGTCCTCGCTTCTAAATCATCATCGGATTGTTGGTTTCTTTCAAGTGCAATAACACAATCAGACAACTGTCCTATACTGTTAGACCCACGAAGATGAGAGAGACTTACTTCAACTCCGTTTTCGTGACCTTTGTTTCCATCAACTCTTCTCAAGTGAGATACTAATATTAATCCGGCCCCGGTTTCTTCAACTAAACTTCTCAGTCTAGTCATAATATTATCAATGGCTCTTCTTTCATCTCCTTCTGCTAATGCACTGACTAGCATGTGTAGATGGTCAACAACTACCCACTTGCAATCACATCCAACAATGAGATATCTAAGCTTGGCAAAGATATCATCTATCTCATTCGTTCCAAAGTGAGCATGAATAAATACTTTGTCATTAGAAAATATCTTATCAAACATATCCATGATAGTTTCTTTATCAAACTTATCTCTCTCTTGGTCTACGTATAATCTAGCGTTAGCTTCAATAGAAAGAATACCATCAACTGTGCGTTTCCAATCTTCTTCTAATGCTATGATACCTACATTATCATCAGTGTTTTTAACTAACCAATGTTCAAGCTCTCTAGTAATACTAGACTTACCAAGACCCGTTCCACCCGTTAAAGTTACGAGCTCTCCTTGTCTCAAGCCATATAGTTTTTTATTTAAACCTTCCCAAGGATAGGGAATGCTTTCTTTTCTTTCACGATTAAGAAACTCAGATTGTTTTTCTGATACACGAATGATACCACTAGGAGTATAAACCTTTGCATCCCACCAAGAACTAGTAAACTCTTTGAAGAGTCCCTTGTTCAACATGTCGTTAGCATCTTTGTAACCATTAGGTAAAGTTACTATCTTGGCTTTACCAGGTTTTAATATGGTAGCTACTTTCTTAGCAGCTTCTTGTCCCGGTTTGTCTTTATCAAAACAAAGCACAACATTATCAAAGCTTTCTACATACTCAAGGTTTTCTTTAATATCTTTTACTGCTGCTGCTGCACCTCTAACAACGGATACGACAGCCCACTTACTACCAAGTAGTTCATAGGCTGCCATAGCATCGCACTCTCCCTCAGTTATGGTAAGATACTTACCTCCCTCTTTGAATAACTGTTGACCGAAAAGTCCAACACCATTAGGTGATACATCAAAAGAAAATTTCTTATCCCTGACGTATCGAATTTTGTTAGACGTAAGCTCATTGTTAATATATAAAGGATATATATGTTGAGCTAACGTACCATTAGAATCATAGACAACTTTGACACCATACTTTTCAGCAGTCTCCTTTGCTATGTTTCTATCTGTTAATTTTGCGAATACACCACCATGTGCATTCAATTCTTTTATTGTTTCTTTCATCCTTGTTTTTACCTGGTTTGATTTAAATGTAGATTGTTTATCAATACTAGGAAAGAACTTATGACAACTAAAACACTTACTAGACCCATCCTCGTTGAGTGATAGAGCATCGCTACTACCACATGAGGGACAAGGCTGATGATACTTTACAAATTTTAAATTGTTTTCCATGTTTGACCCAAAAAAAAGCTAGGCACAGAACTTAATCTGTGTCCTAGCATGGTTAGAATTAAGAAGACTTAGACTTAGATGGTTTCTTACCACCTTCCCAAGCTTCATTTACATCAGGAGTTGAAGGGTCGTCTGCAATATAGTGCCCCTTCTCATCTCGTGCTCTTGTAGGTTCTACCAGAGCTTCGTCTCTTGGTTTGAGAACATCACCCAATCTAGTTTCAAAAGTATTAACTAGAATTTGAGAACCTTCTAAACATAATCTATGATGATTAATCTTAGCAATTAAAACATTAGTTTCTAATTTGATTTTTTCATCACTGATATTGTCTATCTCATAGACATTGTCTTGAATAGTAATTTGCATTAAAACTCCTCACCACCTTCGATAGAATCAAACTCATCTCCGTCTCCGGCTTTATAAGAAATTAATTCTTCTACTTGCATGGCTTGAAAGTCCAGGCCCTTAAAAGTTCCAAACTTATTAGTAGCTTCCCACTCATTGTATTGAACTCTAACTTTAGAGCCATTCCCAACGTTTTCATCCATTGGAACTTTATCAGCATCCATTAGTAATGGTGCTTTACGAACCATTCCATTTGGACCATTGACTTTTCTTTTAAAGTTAATAGACCGACCAACAACTTCATCATTGACTA